CAATCAGGCGCAGGAGCGCATACCGAAACCCAAGACACGATCGCCGCCAGTGTGGACTGCTCTCGGCTCGAAGTCCTCGCCTTCGCAGTGGCCGCGAGGCGCGGCTCCAGGCGGCGATTAAGGAAGGAAAGAAGAGAAGATCAGATTGGACAAGACCCAAACAAGACCCGGATCAAAGCAGTCAGCGGCCTCGCAGACTCGGCACGCCCGGAGCACGTGTCGGGTGGGCACGCAAGAAAATGCGGGTTTGCGGCCCCGCGCCGGCGCAAACTTTATTGTGCTGTTCACGCGGCTCGGCCGGCGCAATTAAACCAATCCTCTAAGATAAGAATTGGAGCGGAGGGGAAGGGAACGGAATCGGATCGGAAGGGAAAAGAAACTCCGCAGCGTCAGAGGGGTCGGCGGCCAGAGCGGGCGGCACAAGAACAGAAGCCCGCTGAGGCCGCCTTCCCCTCCGCCGCCGCTCCGCTCGCGCGTCTGGTCGAGCCACGCAGCACCAAAACCAAGAGCGTATCTCGCCCAGCCGTATCACGACCCCGGAAACTATGCGGCTCTTTCGGAAGCCTTCTTTCGCCTCCGAACTAAGACCCCCACCACACCAAGATGCTATCGGCGAAACGCCGCTGCAATCAGTCAGTCGCTCTGCGGTTGTCGCAAGGCTCCAGGTGTCGGTCAGTCCCGATTGCGAAGCGCATCGGGATTCCCTACGGACAAGAAAGACTCGGATTCCGAAATTATCCCGCCAAGTTTCGAAGACGACAACTTGTCATGCTAATTTCGGATTGAAGCCTCATCTATGTTGGGTGTGGGGGGGGGGAGGGGACAAGAACCTCTAACCAAGATTGAAAAAAAGGGAGATCAAAAATGACAACAGATGGAACATGCGAACTGGTAACCAAGTCGAAATTGGAAGAGTTGAAGATCCTCTGGGCTTTGACTTGGGACAAGGTCGAGAAACAATTCCCGACATTGAACTCCCGCGAGTTGTACGATCTCACAACGGTAGTTTTCAACCAGACACTTAACCGCGCATAAGGAGATCAAATGGAATTTTTAATCATATCGGCGATCTTTGGGTTGGCCACCCAGGTCGCACTCATCACCTGGCCATGGAGGGAACAGAAATGATAATCAGGGTCATTAACAGAATACTGACGGATCAGTCTAGAGTCTGGAACGTGGAACTGGCAGAGGATGAGCAGACCATTGTGTTGCATGCTCCGGACGAAAAGACCGCACAAAATACTGCATGGCAAATACAGGCCGCCATTCAAAAGAACATAGGAGAAGAAGTTAAAATCGTTTACTCAACCAAGATCAGGAGGGCATAAAAATGAAATGCCAAACATGCGAGCAGTTGAAAGTCGAAACCCTAGCCATCGCGGAGGGGGCTGCGCCGATCCGGTTGGAAGGGTTCACGATCACGGACCGGATCCACGCGCTGCACGGCGCGCTGGAAAAGCTCCTGACCGAAATGAACAGCACGCGCGGATTTATACTGGCGGATTTATTCGTGAAGGAATAGGCTATGCAGGACTTCGAACGACACTACCGGGCGCAACTGGCGCAGGCAAAGATCGACTATGCCAAGGACCAGGCGCGGGCGCTGAAGCGGTATCAACGGGCGCAGGTCAGAGCAATCGAAATGTACGAACGAAACAGCAACCGGCCGGGAGGCCAACAGGAGTTGAAGCTATGATCTGCAAGAAATGCGGACAGGACCATCACAAAGCGATCCAATGCATCGGAGGGAAGGGCGGCAAGGCACCGAAGCATGAAGAGGCGCAACGGGCCAACGCGAATAAGCGCTGGGCGGCGTGGCGGGCGGCAAAGTCGCAGCCTGAAGCTGGGACCAATCAACCGGAATAAGCAAACACAAAATGGGGCACTACAAGGCCATCGGCGCGAGGGCGACCGGTGGCCTTTTTTCTGTCCATAGGCTAACAGTTCGCCTATGGGTAGGATGTTCACGCTCACGCCCAAACAAGAAATCGCGTGGCACGATCACCTTGCCCGCCCGGACATTCGCCGCCATCTTTTCTACGGCGGCGCGCGATCCGGCAAGACAGACGTAATCCTCGCATGGCTTTGCGTCGAGGCCGCTACCTATCCCGGCGCGCGGATACTCATGGCGCGACGCACGCGGATTGCTGCCGCCAAGAGCCTCTGGTCGGATAGCCTGGTCAAAATGCTCCGCGGCCGGCCGGACTTCAAGATGTTGGAAAGCGACCTGGAGATTCGGCACGAGAATGGATCCCTGATCCGCGTGGACGGATTCGACGACCAGGAGCGCGTTGACAAGATTCTCGGCACGGAATACCTGCACATCTTTTTCAACGAAGCCACGCAAATAAGCTGGGATACTGTCGGCACGGTCCTAACCCGACTGGCCCAAATTGTTGACGGCTCTCCGTCGCACAAGGCAATTTTCGACTGCAATCCGAAGAGCCAACGCCACTGGCTCTACAAAGCCGGGATCCTACACCAAAATCCGGAAACAGGGGAGCCACTACCGGACGCCGCGACCTGGAGCTCGATGCACTGGCTACCCGCTGACAACCCATACCTGAGCAAAGACTTTCTGGAAACACTCGAAGCCATGACCGGGCCCCAGCGCCGGCGAATGCTGGATGGGGTATGGTGCGAGGGCGGCGGCGCGGTCTATGACGAATTCGACGAAGTGCAACACGTTCACAAGGGCCCCATGCCTGCGGGCTGGCAGCACTGGGAGAAAGTGCGCGGCATCGACTTCGGCTACACCAACCCATTCGTCTGCCTCTGGGGCGCGATCGATCAGGACGGCCGCCTGTGGATTTACCGGGAGCGCTACGTCGCCAAGCAAACCGTCCAGATCCACGCCGCGGCGATCAAATCAATGGAACCAAAAACCACGTCCTACCGATGGACAATCGCCGATCATGATGCCGAGGACCGGGCCACGCTCCATGAGGCTGGAATTTTCACTCAACGCGCCAGCAAAAATGTCGAACGTGGGATCAAGGCAGTCAAGGAACGGCTAAAAGTCCAACCGGACGGCCGGCCGCGTCTGATCATCTGCGACAGTTGCCCGGAAACGATCAGCGAGTTCTACGACTATGCCTGGCAGCCACAATCTGACGGCCGGAACGCCAAGGAAGCCCCACTGAAGGACCGCGATCATGCCATGGACCCGATCCGGTACATGGTCATGAAACTCGACCAGTGCCGGGGCGGCGGCCTGGCCATTCCCGGCTATTTGCCGGTTTAACAGGCTAACAGTTCGCCTATGGGTAGGAACCAATGACACCAGACAAAACAGATCCACGTTTAACACGCTCCAACATCATCCTGTCCACCAGGGCGGAGCAGATCCGCTTAAACCTGCTGGCAGTCGCCGGCGGCCGGCCATACATCGATGCCCGCCTGTCCCGGCTACCATTTGAGAGTGAAATCTCGTGGAACGGCCAAGCCGCTCGCCCGCTAAACAGTAAATATTTCAATGCCACGGGAGGCGGGCATGGTGAAGGGCGCCGCGCTCGCGCATTCCTAATCAACTACGCCGGCCGCATCACCCGCAAAATAAACCAATTTGTTTTTTCGACAGAAGTCCAGCGTCAGAAATCGGATTCATTATTCCGAGCCGATACAACGCGCACCGGCACGCCAATCGATACATTCATGGCGCGTGTAAGCCAAATCGTTACTGCAGCGCAATGGTGTTGGATCAGCGTTGACCGCGATTCACTGCCACGCGACGCCCAAGGCCAACCAGTCCAGCGCAGCGTGGCGGACAAAGAGGCGAGCGGCGACCGGGTCTTCTGGTCAGTCTGGACACCGGACGAGGTTGTCGACTGGCACTTTGACCGTACCGGCAAACTTCTCTGGCTAATCACGGAACAGACGGTCTATGACAATGAACACTTCGACATGCCGGCGACAAACCGACCGGTCCGGACGATCTGGCAGCGGGGCGAAGGAAGACGGCTATGGCTCAATCCCGAAGACAAAACGAAAATCGACAAAGAAGAAACTTTCAGCACCACACTGGACGAGGTTGGATTCATACCGGTGGGCACACCATCGGCGGCAGCCTGGTGGTTTGATGACGTGGAGATGATCCTGGCCGCCATCCTGAATCTTACATCGGCCCATCACGAAAATCTTTTCCAATCCGTCTATCCGCAATTGATTCTCCCCGACACCATGCTGCAAACGATCATGGACCGGCTAAAAATATCCGGCGAGGCGGTCATGGAAATGATCCGGGGCCTCAACTACCCGATCTTCGAACCACTGGAAGCCAGCGGTCTGACGCGCTACCTGATGCCGAATGCCGGGGATATGACCCCAATTCCGAACGCGCTCGATCGGCTCCGGGAAGAAGTCATGAAAATTGTCGGCCTGGCATTGCAAAATCCTGATTCGCGGCAAGTACAAAGCGCTGAATCGAAAGCATGGGACCATCTTGATCCCGAGGCGGTGCTGAAGGAGCGCACGCAGATCCTCGAGGAATGCGAGACAAAAGCCGTGGCGCTCTCGCGCCGGCTGGACAATACCTTCGCCGAATACCAACCAGTATACGGAAAGACGTTCAACGTGCGCGACATCATGGCCGACATGGCCACGTTAATGGAAGTAAAAAAGATGGGCCTGCCGGCAATCGTCGACAAGGAATTTCAGAGGGCTGGAATTGAATTATTCGACCGACAATTCGGCATCCCGGAAGACCGAAAGCAACAGTACTTGGACGCAATCTTGAAGGCGGCACCGGCGGCAACAGGCTAACAGTTAGCCTATGGGTAGAAGGAGATGGTATGCCGATCTATAGCAGCAGTAAGTAGCATGGCCGACAATGAATCTCCCAAACATGGGAGGCGGCTTGACGCGGCCATCACTCGGCGGATTTTCCAAGCCACTCAACAAGATCAAAATCACGAACACGAAACCGAAGACGACGATCGGGCCGACGAAACAAAACCTTAAACAGAAGAATCGTTCAAATGCTGTAACCGTCACCAAACCGAAACAACGCTCCTGGCTGGATCGATTTCTTAACGAATCGCCGCCGGGCCTGTATCCGGAGAAGCCGAAGAAAAGGAAAAAAAGTTATCGCGAGGAAATGATATTGAAAGGTGGACTTCAGGACTAGGCAAAATAATTTCTCGCCCACACTGTCGGGCGCATTTGGCAGGGCACGGGGACCATGATACCCCGTAAAAAATAATCAGGAGCAGCCATGAATATCAAGGAACTGTTGGCGAAGATCAGCAAGGGCGAAGCATTGACAGACGAGGAAAAAGCGTTTGTCGCCGCTTATGACCCGGACAAGGCAGTCAACTCGAGCGCCGCAGCCGCCCGCAAAAGCGCGGAAGCGAAACTCAAGGAAAAAGAAGCCGAACTGCTGAAAATGCAGACCGACATCGAAGCCTTGAAGGTTGAGGCCGAGGAAAAAGCGAACGCCAACAAACCGGAACTGGAAAAACTGACGCGCGAACTGGAAAAGCTAAAGAAGGGCCTGGCGGAAAAAGAAACGGCCGTCCAGCAACTGATTCAGGAAAAGCGCCAGATGATCCGGGGCGGGAAGATCAGCCGCGTCATGGCGAGTCTAAAATTTGTCGAAGGATTAGATCCGGACATAGTCCGCCTGGGCGTGGAAAAATCCCTGGCGGCGATCGGCGACGAGGATCTGGAATCGGAAGACGTGATAAAACCGATCCTGGAATCGTTCAAGGCAAAGAATAAAGCAATTTTGGTGGATACCAGCGGACACGGCGGCGGTAATCCGCCTAAGAACGGGGGAGGTGGCGCGAACGACACGATGACTATGAAAAAGGTCAAGGAAATGTCCCCGGAAGAGTTCTTAAAAAATAAGGACAAAATCTGGGCCGCTGACCTAAAGGGCGAACTCAAGTAACAGCAATAGAAAAAAGGAGATCAAAATCATGCGTTTAATTATCAGTATTTCAATGTTCTTGGCCGCCTCGATCGGCGTTATGGCCCAGGGCTACACACCGCTCTCTCTGCAGAGTGTGCGTGCCGTGCACTCTCAAACCGTGACGAACGGTCAAGAGGTTACGCTTCGCACCGGTATTAACGTTCTGACTGCGGCAGGCCAGGCGGATACCTATACCAACACGATCACGATTGCCAACTCCGCGTTGTCATCGTCCGGCTATGCCATCATCAATGCCGTTGCTTCGACAAATCTGATCGCCATTGCCAAGACCGGAAATTGGAAATCGGCTGCCGTTGAATTGGCGGCAGGTCAAATGGTCTTGATCATCTCATCGTCAACGAACGCGTTCCATTCGGTCAAGTAAGTAGTCAGCGAAGCAAGAGTTCTCGAACGTTCAACAAGATCGAAAAAAAGGAGATCAAATCATGGGTATGACAAACATCAAGTCTGAAATCTGGGCGCAGCAGATCATCGCATTGCTTGCGACACGGCTCGTTGCCGAAGGTATCTGCAATCCCCACGTGGTGCCGTCTGCCAATGGCGACAAGTGCCACATCGTGGGCGCCGGTGAAGTCACCGTGGACGATTACGATTCGTCCGAGGACATCGAATATCAGGATCCGGACGACACGGATACCGAGTTCACGTATAACGTGGACAAGAAATTCGCGCTGATGGTCCACGACAAAGACATCAAGCAGGCGGCCATCTCCTGGCAGGAGTTGTACGCCAGTCGTGGCGCCTACGGCCTGATCAAGGCCCTGGATGCCAGCGTGTTCGCGGATCATGCCTCTGCTGGTCTGGACAGCTACGAAAGCTCCTCGACCCCCTGGCAGCTCGGCGCCGCCGGCGCGGATGTTCCGAACCTGTTCGCCGCCCTGGCAAAACAGCTCAATGATGCCGACGCGCCCCAAGAAGGCCGGTACATTGTGCTGCCCCCGATTGGGATCCAGGCCATGCAGCTCTACCTGACCGGAAAGTCAACCGACTTCGGCAACCAGGTCCTGCTGAACGGCCAGATCGGCCGCTTCATGGGCTTCGACGTGCACATGTCGAACAACCTCACCACCGCGGCCACCACCATTCACGCCCTCGCGGGAGTCAAGGGTGATGGAATCGCCTGGAAGGTGCAGATCGATCCGAACGACATCGAGAGCCTGCGCTCCGAAGGTCGCTTCGCCACGCTGATTCGCGGGCGCGTCCTGGCCGGACACAAGGTCTATCGGTCCGGCATCGTGGTCGACGTGAACCTGAACACCACGTTGCTGGCGTAAAAGCGCCGACAACACTGTAATCCCCGGGCCGGATTCAACTCCGGCCCGGGCTACAGACGAAACCAGAAAGGCAATCCGATGGATAACAAAAACAAAAGCAAAGAGGCAACGCCGGAGAAAACTCCCGTTCTGATCAACATCGTGTGCGGCGAGCGGCGCCGGCAATGCGCCAAGGATGATTTCCCTTTCTTCAAGGCGCGCGGCTTTGAAAAGATCGAGAACGATTCCAAGGCCCCGTCGTTTGCATAATCTTCCTACTCCGGCCATTCCCTCCGGAGCCCAACGGCCGGCCGCCGGTTACCTGGACCGTGCGGCTGGCTACTGAGGCAACAATGGCGATCGACATCACCGGCGCAAATACTTACTTCGGCGTAACTGCTCACACCAAATCGGATATCTGGACAAAAATCCCACTGGCCCGGCGCATTGCCGCTATCGCGCACGCTACCCGGCTGATTCAAAACCGACTTGGTGACGCAGACATTGAAACAGATACCACGGAGGCGCGCGACTTCCCACGCCACGACGCCGCGGTCTATGAACAGGCTTTGTTTATACTAGAAACGGACGCAATGGATGCCGCACTTAAAGTGCAGATGATCAGCGAAAAACAAATCGGCTCGCTGGCCGCAAACCTTCGCGCGGTGCAATCGCTGCACAACGTTCTTGCTCCGGCTGCCATTGATTTCCTTTACGTTACGCGATCTGTCAGGCTTTCAAGAGGATAAAATGACGCTTAATATCTTGAAGATAATCAGTAAATCAAGAAACAGCTCGGTTGAAAAACAATCGGGCGTGATCGAAGCCGTTCCGCCGGCGACCGCAGGAAGAGCGGTAGAACGGAGCCGCCGGATAATCTACCTGATAACCCGATATGAAGGCGGTTCCCAAACCGCTGCGTGGGCACTGGCCGATGAACTTGAAAAGGATCTGACGATCACCTGCGACGTTCTCCAAACTGAACCGTTCGTTTATTCCGTAGTAAGTAGTCAAAAAATAATCGGTGAATGGGGAGCTTGGGCTTAATGAAATTCCTGGGTAGATATCTTTGGGGCGTAGCCCCGGGCATTGCAAAACGTCATTTCACGACCGCAAAGGTTGAACATGAAGATCTGTCGAACATGGCCCAGATTTTCAATAACGTCGAAATGAAAGCTATCCCACTGGCTGACACGCCGCGTATTGAAAAAGACGGAATGAACTGGAAACTTTGTATTCCCTGCCAGGCGGGCGAACCAAAAGTTGTTGGAAAGAATAATGAAGTCCAAGTCCATTCGCGATATCAGGTCTGGGCATGGAATGGTTTCGTCTGGATCGCCGACTGGGTGAGAGCACACGCATGAGCACGCCATTTACAAACCAAGCGGGGACGACCTGGCAAACAATGCTGGACGAAATCACCTTGGCCTATTCTGAACGGCGTCAGGCCTTGGGCCAGTCCGCTTACACACCGGAAGATAGCAGGGACGTTCAATCGGTGGCGTATTGGGCGGAATTGCAAAACTGGCTGGAAACGAGCTGCGTTTCTTTCATTGATCACGTGAACGGCCCATTGACTTCTGCCGGGGATGAGTTCCTGTATTTCACGCTCGATAATTGGCGGGCAACGGCAGGACTTAATGCCACTGGCTTCCGCCGATCCGTGGATGGAATAACGATGCTCTACGGCCAGATGCAGGAGGGGGATGCCATCGGCCCGTGGGTCTTCGAGGATTTACAGAAGGGGTTTGGGGCGTTGGAACTCACGGTTGAAAATGGAACCTGGACAGACAACGGAGAAATGTCCGTCCGGTCCGTAGTTGCTAATTGCGGGGGAACGAGTTGGGAAGGAGCAAAAAGGGAAGCTGAAATTGCGTGGGACTCAACGCCAAATTCTTTAGGAGGTGCGGGGGCGCCTGGAGCCCAAACGTCCGGTCACATCGAAATTATGATTCCAGAGGCCGGTATCTATCGGGCATATGCTTATCCAAGAGTTTCCTTGCCGGCATCATTCACGTCACGCGCTATTGATTTATATTTGAAGGGTATTGCGCCTCATATTTGGAATACGCCAGGGATACTCGATTTTAATGGCGACGATGTTCAGGAAGAGTTGACTCATATCGGTTCCGTTGAAGCAACATCGGGTAATATCAACGCAATATTCGCGAAAGTCGGGCAAACACCGCAATCCGAAACTTATCCTACATGGTGCGAACCGCCGGCCTGGTCAAGTATTCGTGGATATACCGCTTGCCTGTTCAATTTGTTTCATTGGAACTTTACCAACGCCTGAGGTGAACTATGTCAGACAAATATTCGCCAGTCGACATCGTCCTCGATGCCAACACCCGCAGCCGGCGCGTGATTGTTGGCTCATCGCTGGAACTTCCTGATATTACCCAACAAATCGATCTCTTCTATGGCGGCCAATATCTTTTCATAGCTCAGGTGTTCAAGGGGCTGCCTTCGATTCATTATGTGTTCACTGATAATACGGCGTTCTTCTGGGGCGCTCATTACCTTGAGCGCGATCCCGCATACCCAATCTCAAGCGTCAATTCTCAATTCCATATTCCCGGCGACTATATGTTCGATCCGGCAAAAGGCCTTCTCTGCTGGCGCGCTAACCTGGCAACAACTGAATTACTCGCGGCCATGACCGAAACGACGAATCCATCATTGCTTTTCCATAATGCGCTTTGGGCAATTCCCCCAAATGTTGACCCGGTCCCGATCGCATTTTGGGATAACTCGATTTGGCTGCCTTCCGTAAATGCCGCAACCGCCGAACCGGCCGCCACCCAATATGAGCGCCGTAAAGACGGTCGCACCCAAGTCCTTTTCGCAGATGGCAAATGGCGCACACGGTACGGCGTCCTGGTTGAAGGCAAACCTGCTGAGACTTGGGGAGATCCGGAGGACTGAAGATAGAGCCACAGAAGTCAGAGATCAGAGATCAGAACTTGAGGAATAAACCATGATAAAAAAGACTCCTTTCCGTAGGACGTCCCGATTCACTGGGTCTCCCGATCGCCCAGTCCCCTTGTCCTCTTTTCCCCTCCTTGGTGGGGCCAGGGGTGGGTTCTTGATCTCCGTGCTGCTCCTGTTCCTGGCATTCATTCCGTGCACCGGGTTCGCAGACGCGCAATATATGAAATGGACCTTGATTCCTGTCACAAATTATCCGGGTGTGCCCTATGCCGCCGCACTGGCGGAATTACAATCGGCACTTCCCGGTCGTGGTGCGCGATGGGGGGTCCAGGGATCAACCCTTGCCACAAATGTGTCTGGTTATCAAACCCCAACGACTTGGGAAATCGGCAGTTCATACACCATTGAATTTACGGCTCAATCAAATTATTACAGGATGCTCTCATCAAATTTTGTGATGACGGCTGCCATTTCCTATACGAACTGGTACATGCCGTATTCAAACACGCTTTCGATTACGGCATCAGGGTTAACGGCGCCTGCCGCCTGGACATTATCCGGACCATCCGAATTCAACAACTCCTTGGCCTATCGGGCTGCCGGCACAAACTCCATGGATATTGTTGCCGTGCCGACCGGGACATACTCAGTTACTTTCCTGCCAGTCGTCGGATATCACTCACCAGGCACAATCACCAGCGAAATCACCGCAACCAATCCGATAGTCAACACTATTGCCGGCACCTATTCACTTTCGTCCAATTCTTTGACCGTTCGATTCCAACCGCCAGCCACCCAGCCTACAGCAAAGTATTGGGTGGATAATGTCGCTTTCCCGACTCTATTGGGGCCGTTTGGGCATAACATTCTGGCATCCTTGGCCGTATCAAATGATTATACCGTGACTTTCGGCGCGGTGCGCGGATATCAATTTGCGGCCTCGACGACGTTGACCAATTTCGTTGACGCTCGCATCCTTACCAATACTTTTATTCCGTATTCCAACAGCCTTGCCGTTGCCGTGGTCGGGAACACAAGCGGATCAAACTGCGTCTGGACCCTGGCCGGCCCGGACGAGTTCACGAATGCCGTCAGCTATGGCACAACGTTTACCAACTCATTCACGGTGTCGGGGATCCCGACCGGGCTTTACACGGTCACCTTCCCGGCAATTATCGGCTATTCCGCGCCGGCCGCAGCCGCTACCAACATCACCGGGGATAGTCCGCTGATCAATAGCATGACCGGAACCTATGCCAGCGTGATCTGGGGCACAAACACCAGCACGAATACGCCGGCAACAAATTTCCCGGCCTCTACCAACGCCATCACGCTCATGGTGGATACCAATGGCCTATTCAAGACGCCCAGCAGGGAAAAGATCATTGAGGCGAATGGTCTTTTGACTATTGACGGAACAAATCTTGCCACGGGTCCACAGGGTCCAGCAGGTAGTAACGGGGCAGCTGGTGCCCAAGGTCCGCAGGGCATCCAGGGCCCCCAAGGTCCACCAGGATCAAATGGCATAAACGGCGCCACAGGGCCACAAGGTCCTGCTGGTACGAACGGCACAACTGGCGCTCAAGGCCCGCAGGGAATTCAGGGCCCGCAAGGTCCGGCCGGGAGTAATGGAATAGATGGCGCAGTTGGCCCACAGGGTCCGCCAGGAACAAACGGGGCCACAGGAGCCCAGGGGCCTCAAGGAGTGCCGGGGTCAAATGGCGTTGACGGCGCGGTCGGCCCGCAAGGCCCGGCAGGTACGAATGGGGCGGATGGCGCCACGGGCCCACAGGGACCGGCAGGTTCTAACGGCGTTGATGGCGCAGTCGGGCCACAAGGCCCGGCAGGTCCCGTGACAAATCGGATTGTTACCTACCTGGGAATCACGTACACCATCACGAACGATCCGACGGCAAGCGGGGACGTGCTCAAATTCGATCCCACCTCCAGCAACGCCTGGTTTGCTGCAGTTGGCGGCGCTGTCGGCGATCTGTCGTCCACCCAGATTGTCACCCGCATTGTGTCTTTTTCCGGCGTGGATTTTGATTCTCTTGTCGGCACAAATAGCCCGGATGACCTGTATCAGTTCTCGCTGACGATCGCCACCAACCCCGCCTTCACCGGCACGACTGTTTCCTTCCAGTCTACCAATAATCCCGCCGCCTGGTTCTACTGGAACGGCGCACAATTTGAAGATATGGAATACGGAGAATTGCCGCACCTCTATCTTAATAGTTACCAGGCGCGCGTGTTCTATGCCTGGACAAACTCGATCCGGGGCGACACGTATTATTGCCGGGGCTATATCATCAACTCCGATCTGTTGTCCGTTATAAACATTGTCAATAAAGTACTGGAGCCCAAATGAAAATAATCCTGATTATTGCAGTTTGCACATTGGCGTGTTTCCGGCTAGAAGCGCAGGATACTCTGACGCAACGCCTGATCAAATATGCGAGACACGATGCGCCGAACACCGAAATCCTTCCAAACATTTCCAAGTCATTATATCCCGCAACAACGGTTTTCACTTATCATGACTATGAGGTTTTGGAATGGTGGAATGCGATGTTGGAGAACGTGGAGGGTGAAACGTCACGCGCGAAACGCAATATGCCCGACATAAGTGACTTGTGTATGATTGGCCAGGTCGTCACCCCGCAAACGGAGGCGGAGCAGGAAAATCAGGATGCCGAAATAGCTTGGTTCGGGAACCATGGTTTCAACGGTGCGTTACTGGTTTGGAAAGGCGAGCCGCCCGAAAAACTGGCGGCAATCGCCCGGAAACTCCACGCTCAAGAATGGCGACTTGCCTGGACGTTCGGCCCGGAAGAGTCCAAAGAAGATAATGTCTATGTGAATCCTCTAAAATATGTCGAAGCTTGCCGATTAATACTCCCGTATTGCTCTTTCGTTATCCCGGCTTTCCGCAAAGCGACAATTACTCATTTTTCGCAAGTGGAAGATGCCGATCGGTATCGGAGAATCCTGATTGACCTTATCCGAGAAGCGGCGCCGGATATTCCGATCATGGGCGAAACGACTCTCCGCGCCGCCAATTCCTATTCGTTGCTGTCCGGCACGCACGCAGAGACGGCCGGAACAATCGTTTTCGAAGCGACGTATGCCGATTATCGGATGGATAAGGTTGTTAAGTATCTGCGAGCGCAACGGATCGCTGAGCCGTATCTATTTCTCATTACCGGAACAAAGCCATATTACGAACGTCGCACATTGGGATGGGATTGCGATCTGCCGTCGATGTGGCGATACAACATGGCAACGTGTGAAGTAATCAACCAGATAAAAAAGGCCGCGTTAGTTCTGGCCGGGGGAGGAGGTGGAACAAGACGATTGTGGGAAAAGGATTTGTCGGATGACCTAACCAAAACAACCTGGCGCAAATAAGCGCCTCAAATCGAGGAGACCGAGAATGAAGATGATGAAAATGTTGGTTCTGATTGTTGTCGCGCTTGTGGCGACGATCAATCTGGCGGTCAGTGCGGAAGTTGCCGCCAACCCGTCAGTCGCCGCTTATTTCAATGCGGCCGCCTTGGAAAAAGCCAAACAAGAAGCGAGTGCGAAAGCTAATGCGGAAATAGCTCTCGCCGTGAAGTTGGCGACCGCCAGAGAACAGGCCATAGCAGAATCCAAGTTCAACGAAGCCGAAGCCATCCGGGCAAAGGCCGCAAAGGAAGCCAGCGACCTGGCGGCAGCCAAAGCCAATGCCAAGGACCAGGCGGACAAAGAAGCCGCGTACTTGGCCAAGCAAAAGGCAGATGCCGAAGCCGCAGCCAAGGCCAAAGCCGCCGTAATTGCCAAAGCCAAGCAGGAAGCGGAGGCTAAAGCCATCGCCGAGTATGCCGCCAAGAAAGCACAAGCAGAGAAGGATGCTGCGCTGGCAAAAGCTCAAGCGGTGGAACTGGCCGCATTGGCGGAAAAGGCAAAGGCGATTAACCAGGTGCTGGAGAAAGCCAAAGCCGACCTGGCGGCAATCGAAAAAGAAAAGACCACCAAACAGGCGGCGGAAACCGCCAGGCAATCGGCCCAACAAGCGGCGGAACAGGCCGAAATTCAAAAAGCTGCCGCAGATGCCAAAGAGAAGGCTGAACTGGCCGCAATTATTAAACCCGCCCAGGATGCGGCGGAAGCGAGCCTTAAAGCGGCTCCCGGCAAATAACCGTCTCGAATCGTAAACACCCAAGCCAGGAGGGGAGAGAATCATGCGTAGAAATATTATCACAATCATTATAGGCGCGACATTAATCTCCCTCTCCTGCGCCTGGTTCTACGGTCCGGGGAATCTCACCGGCAAACGCGTTTATATCACCAGCTGCAACTACTACGACACGTTGTCGCCAACAAACAACTTTGATTACGGCGATACCAACGCCGCCATCACGGAACGCGTTGGAGGATTCAGCGCTGCCAATGCGTTTATCGTAGGCTACCCGACCACGTTTGGGGTCATGTTGGAGTGGGATCTGGCAAAGGTTTATCTTTCAGCCACACTCCAGTATTTCCAAGGCACGAATTCCGGGGCGTCTGCGAACTGGATCACCATCGGAACGATTACAAATTCGGTTGAAAAAGCCGAGGGCAAGGAAGGCGCGCATTTTGGGTTGATTACCTGGTATCCGCCGGCAAACACCAACGTGGAGTATCTGGTGCGCATTTATGCGGTCGGAACCGCGGATGGTTACGAAACCAATTGGATCTCATCCGATCTGTCCGCCACCAACATAGACTCACATGGCGACGGCAATACCTGGTCTGACTGGTCGGTTGTGGGCATAAAAGTAATTCCTGTAAAATGTTTTTAACAATAACCCAAAAGGCTGGTTAACGATATGAGCAACCGGGGTAGAATTAAAATTGAACTGAATATAGCTACGGGCCTGCTTACACTCGCGATCATCTGCATTGGCGCAATATCCTGTTACGCCCAGATCGAACACCTGACTCCCGCAAACGTTGAAAAGATTGCCACCATGCCGTCAACCAGCCTACTTGCTCTCATAACAATTCTATCGCTGATCCTGACGGCCTACCTAATCCGTTTGTTGTTTTCTAAACTACTGACGGCTCTGGACGAGAACACAAAATCGAATACGAACATGGCACGTCTGCTCGCGGAACGTCCGTGCATCAGGAATCCGAAAAACGATTGAGATGAAGAACCTCTACCATACACCTTTTTGCCCAACCTGCATCAGCGATGCAATTGCAAATGACGAGGATATTCTATCCGTGTTGTCCGATCCGCATAATCATGCGGAGAAGCGGAGACACCTGATCGAATTGATCCAACGCCGGCGGAACCTGAAAGAGGAACACGCCCGGATGGGAATGGGTAATTCGCCATTGGAAGTGATGGACACATGAACATGCTACCCGAATTGCGGCCCGGACTGATCCTGAACATGAGCACCAATTCCATGTTTGGGAAATTGATCCGGCTGGTGTTGGCCCGTAACTGGGATAACCGCCACGAGTGCCCGAACCATGACGCCATCGTTGTCGAACATGCCGGGCAGTTGTGGATTGGAGAGTCTCAACCGCCGGTTGCGCGATTGACCCCGATCGCCCAGTACGAAAAGGAGATCAAATCAAAATTCCTTTATCGCCTGCGGGTGTTGGAAGTTGTCGGCGCGACGACAAACGAGGAACGTCTGGCGGCGAACTGGTGGCTGGACAATGTTCGCAATTCCCCGTATGATTATTTTGGAATATGGCGGCTGCTGATAAAGGCAGTTTTTGGGAACTGGTTTAAGCAAGCGGCAGGGTGGACATGGGCAAATTGGTGTTCCGAGGGCGTTGCCGAGGCGTGGAAGAAAGGCGCAAAGCGCGATCCTTGGGGCAAGCTGAATCCTACGCCTCTTACGACGTGGACACGGTATCAACAGGGAAAATTCCGGCTGGTTGGCAACATCGTTTCACAGCAGGAATCCGTGAAACGTATTTTCGCGCGTCTCGCATACGCCGCATTCTTCGTTCTAATCGCCCTCTGCATCGTGACCTCCGGTTGCGCCGTCATCAAGGTCGACGTCCACGCCGACGGAAACTGGAACGGACAGGCCTACACACTGTTCAAAACACTGGAAGTTCCACCGTTTGTTATTGGCGGCACGAACCAGTTTGAGACAATGGGCATCTACAAAAGCGGCACAGATATCGAGAAGGCCGGAACACTGATCGGAACAGCCGTCAAAGCGGCGGGATATGGAGGATCAAAATGAGCAGATTCAGCGATTGGATGGAAGAACTCTTAGCCTGGCTGAAATCTCAACAGACACCCGACCCGACACCAACGCCCGATCCGGTCCCGCCTGATCCGATCCCGCCCGCGCCAACTACCGGCACAATCGACGCCTGCCTGTTCTACAAGGCCCAGGCCGGGGACTACGGCCAGAACCGCGGCTACACCAGCACCCTGTCCGTCTGCAGATGGTCATTCAATCACCAGGGCGATGACGCCAAAGCTGAATCCCAACTCAAGCGCCTGTGCGGCGAGTCCAAGGCGTTCGGCGTCAAGAACGGCCTCAACGTCAAACTCGTTCCCATGATAATCATTTCCAGCAACGGTAAATGGACGCCCTACAACGCCTATCCCTTTGGCGGTGGCTTGCACAAAGAGCGCGTCTGTTTCTGGCTGGGCATCTGGAGGCAGAAGCATATGGAACCTAACGGACTCTATCCGTTCCCGATATTCTCATGCGGCGATAATCTGGATCCCACCAACAACCCCGCTGATGGCAACTGGCAGAAAATGATCAAGGAGATCGGCGCCTACGTCCAAGGCGCTGAGTGGGGCGCAAAGTTCTCAACCGTCTTCCCGGATGTCTGCATGATCTGGGAAGCCGAAAAACTCGGAGGCGTCGCCTTGGCCCAGAAGGCCGTCGATGTCGGCCGCGCCGCCTTTCCAAAATCCCGCATTTGGATCCACGCCACCAAACCCGAATTCGCCGGCGTCAGCGCCGATGTCATCGCCATCCAATCCCCACTTGATCCGTTCAGCGGTGACAAACTCACCGACGATGCGATCCGGTCCCACCACGAGGCATTCCGTAAAGCCCGACGGTCGTCTGCCCAAAAACTCATGTGGATGGAATGGACCATGCCCGACGCCACCAAGGCCGCCGCCCAGCGTAAACTCATACGCAACCTTCCAGATTGTTCTGGCGTGGGGTGCTGAAAGGCTTTAGAGTCCGCCTAAATGAAAGCATTCCTGACAGCGGTTATAGTTGCGATGCTGGCCGGACAGGCCGTGGCCTGGGATATCATCCGCCTTGCTGTTCCGGATCGCGCCCATGAATCCACCTGGCGCGATGCACTGGCCGATAAACTTCATGGTACAACTGAAGTTTACGTTACCTATGGCCGCGTGGACGTGTTGACCGCCACGGAAGCGATCGAACTTGATTTTGCACACAAGTACCATGAATCCCTAGGCCAGGCGCTTCATTACGCCCACGAAACCGGCAAGGTGGGGGTGATCGCCCTTATATTCGACGGGCGCGATAAAATGGACTCGACTCAACTGGACTGGATTGAAGCACTTTGCAATGAAAGCCATGTGAGATTGATTGTGCTGATCCGGAAGAATGTTAAAAGCGCTACAATGCCCGAAAACGGCCTTGCCGTTCCGCCCACTCCGTGATACCTTTTCCCTTCGATGCCATCGAATTTGACAACTTAGTCGTGCTCATTGGCCTGAAAATGGGTCGTTCAGGGCGGAATAATTCCGCTCCAGTAAAAGCAATCTGCAATAACCCTAATAAACTCGATAGATTGCAACCCGCTTTCTAATCCGACGGTCGCAGGTTCGAATCCTGCCGGGGGTGCCATTTCTTTTTCGCCTGACATCGTTGATTTATCCTTGTTTTTATTGATCACTTCTGGGATGCTTGATTGCAGCGATCAAGAAATGATTGCAGGGGATGACCGGGAATAACCGGGAATGAAACGATCAATTCCGCCCTGATTCCGCCCTGGATGAGCGCCGAACTTTAGATCCGGAGCGCGAAATAACGCCGAGCATCTTTTTCTGTGACCAGTTCCCGATAATGATCCCATAGAACGGCCGCAGAACCGCTATGCCCCAAAAGCATGGCGGTCTTGGCGGCGTCCTGATGCAATGCTAGGTGATAACTGGCAAAACTGTGCCTCATGGCGTTGTCGGGCCATTTTGGTAATTTGGCGGCCAAGGCGATCTTTCGAAGCCAGACGTAGAGCCGCCTGGTAGCGAGTGGGCAGACTCGGACATCTGGATGGTCAGATTTAGCGATCAGCGGCCGCAGGGTGTCGGAGATCGGAATCAACCGTTGACGGCGCTTTTTGGCGACTGCCGGCGTTACCCGGATATGGGTTGCGGATATGTCACCCCACCGCAGGGCCATAAGCTCGGCGGTCCGCAGGCCGGCGAACAGGCCGATACCAATCATGGGCAGGAAATCCCGGCGCAACTTCTTGGCGGATTTCAAGATGGTCTTTGCCTGGTTCGGGGTGAATATCTCGGGAGTGGTTTCATCTTGTCGGCTGATCGTGATGGCCTCGGCAGGGTTGCTAACAATGGCGTCCAACCGACGGCACCAGTCGAAGAACCCCCACCAGGAGCGGCGCAAGTTGTTCCGGGTGACGGGCGCGGCGTTCAGTGTGCCAAGGTATTCCATGAGCAGGGCAGGGGTGACGGTGGAGATCAACCTTGAGCCATGATCGCGGGCCAGCCGGCCGATGTATGAGCGGAGATCGCCCAAGGACCGGGGCCGGAGGCCTGCGGCGGTCTTTTCGACTAGGTACTTGGCATAGAGTTCCTGAACTGTGGCCATGACCAGGGGGCTGGCCTTGTGCGCTTCCAGCCAGACCCGTGCGGCATCGAGCAGGGAGATCCCGGCCGGAAGCAGGCGCCGGGCGTCATCGGCATCTATGAGTTGCCGCTGATCCGGAGTGGATATGATGCGCTGCGCGGTGAGCTGTTCGGCATCGAGCCATGCCTGGCACTGGGGTACGGTGTCAAACACCTTCCGCCGTTGTCCGCCGCGGTTTATTTCCGCCAACCACTTGGTCCCCTTGGGCCGGATCATGCCACCATTGTATCGGGTGTGGATCATTTTACGGCTGATTCAGTTTTGCCGATTGATGTCCGATAATTGCCCCTCCGTGCCGATACACGACGCAAGGAGGGGACAGGAGGGCGCGTAATTCTACACCCTTGAATTCCAGGGTGGAAATAGGAATGCCATTAAGCTTTTCAGCTAATTTGCAATAAGCCATGATCATTTGAGTCAAGGCGCGCGCCATTGATACGTGCTGACTTTGCAGTGCCCATTTGAATCTGTCGGTCAGCTCCTGATCCATCCGGGCACTGGCCGTCTTTTCCCTGCCAGTTTTAATTTTTGGCCTCATAACATTTTCTCCTTCTGATAAGAATGTATTACATTTGCGTATATTTGTCAATCAGGATATGAATAAAAATAGTTGCATATAATTGGTTGACAGTTGCGTATAATTGTAATACATTTACGCGCATGAAAGAAACCACTGTCTCGATGCGGGTACAAAAGAAGGATCGGGAAATCTGGGGCAAAGCGGCGAGGAACTCGAAGAACCTCTCCGCTTTTTTTATTTCCAGAATAAATCTGGCGATCAAATACCACAAACTGATCGAACAGGCGGAAAAATCCGGGCTAAAGATCTCGGCTATGAAGATTGGGGTAAACAACACCTAATGACTCCGCATGCGGAAACCATAGCGCGCGGAATGCTGACGCCGGACGAGGTTGCCTGCCAGCTCGGCGTGACGGCGGAAACTATCCTCGATTGGTGTCGGACCAAAAGACTAACCGCGTATCGATTCAGCCGAAAAATCATTCGTATCAAACAAACAGATCTCGCCGTTTTTATCGAACACTCGAAACCATAGACGGAGGGAGGTCATGAATGAAAACCGTGTGGATTGCCATCATCATCCTGACCGTGGCGGAAATTGCCGGTGGGCAAACGTGCCGGGGAATTGTGGGAGCGGCAACCTATTACACCGCGCAGAGTTGCAGGCAGGAAGGAACAAGCGGCTCCTGGACAGCCTCCGGGAAACGATTCGACGAATCGGCGCTTACCTGCGCCTTGCCGAAAGAAATGGCGAAGGCGATGAACATTCAGTTCGGCGACTCGGTCCGTGTAACGAACTTAGACTCCGGGAAAAAGATCGTCGTGCGCTACACGGACACCGGGCCAGGCAAGAAGGCTCAAAAGCGGGGAGTTGTAATCGACTTATCGATCCGGGCGATGATTGACCTGGCGGGCGGTTCTGGGGTTCATGCGGGTCGGGTGAAAGTGGAGATCGGAAGAGTAAAATGAACGAAATCCAACTCGCTGAATTGGGTTGCGGGAGATTAGAAATTTCGTCAGTCCTGCCTGGTAGATGAAAACTGCAAAAAGGAAATTAGAGAAAAGCGCATAGAAAAAATAAAGAGGGCTGGAAGAAAGGAGTGTAACCAGCCGACAGGTTCCTCATTTGTGCATCGAGACTATGACCCAGATGCCGGTTATTCAAGAGTCCCAAATGTTCAACCAGAAGGCCTAAATCTACCAATAATTGAAGTTCCATTATGCCTTGATCTAAACCAGTTCCTTGAAATTCAGGAGCCATATAAGGAAGAGTAATAATCATGAAGATCATCGGACGAAACTTGGAGGACGGAATTCTGATGGAGATGACGATCCAGGAATATATCGGGATCAAGACAGCGGCAATCAACCTGCGGGAAGTCCCTGATTTTTCCGTGTTGGATGATCCGGCGTTGAAAGAAGCGGTCCCGGCGCCGGCGGCACCCACGCCGGAGGCCTCGCCGGCGGCACGGACGAAGAAACCAAGGGCAAAGAAGGAGAAGGGAGACAAAGAAGTTCGGCTGTGCGCCTTTTGCGAGAAACCGCTTCCGCGAGGAACGTTCGCGCTGCAAAAGACACATAAAGGGGAATGCAACAAGAAGTATCAAAAAAAATGCGCGAATGAAAGGTATCGCGCAAAACATGGCCAGGGGAAATCTGGTCCCACAGAGACGCTCAATCCGGCGGACCCAACACTGTCGGAGTCGGAACGTATGGCGGCGCGCCTGGCGATCATCAAACGGGCGGCGGCCAGTCACTCGGATAATTAACCAGGGAATAATCAGAAGGAAAAGGAAATGCACGAAAATAAAGTCAAGATCGTCAGTCTAGAAATCGAGAATGTCAAACGGGTCCAAGCGGTAAACCTGACGCCAGCGGAATCCGGATTGACCGTCATTGGCGGGGATAACCGGCAAGGGAAGTCATCCTGCCTGGACGCCATCATGGCGGCGCTGGGAGGCGAGAAGTTCAAACCGAGCGATCCGGTCCGGGGTGGCACATCCAAAGGCCAGGCGGTTGTGACACTCTCGAACGGGGTGCAAGTGACGCGGTCCTTCACCGGTAAGGGCTCGTATCTGAAGGTGGACTCTCCGGACGGGATGAAGACGGGGCAAAGTCTGCTGAATGAATTCGTCAGCGCGTTCGCACTGGACCTGTCTTCATTCCTGGTTGCCACGGATAAGGCCCGGGCGGAGATCCTGCTGGAGATCATCGGGGTAGACCTGACCCCGCTGGATGAAAAGATCGCCAAACTGGAGGCGGACCGGCTGGCTGTCGGCCGACTGGAGACAAAGGCAAAGGGTCACGCGGAGTCCATGCCATACGATGAGGCGGCCGGGAACGTACTGCTGACTCCATCGGAAATCATGGCTGAGTTGCAGGCCAAAATTAGCAAGAACGCCAAGAACCGAGAGCGACGCAACCAGGTGGAGAACCTGAAAGAGAAAGTGGAGGCCGGAAAACTGGTAGTTGCCCAGCGAGAGAAACGCGTTCAGGAATTGGAGGCCGCACTCGCCGATGCGCGGGCCGACAAACTGGCCCGGGTTAAAGACTTAACGGCGATTGAATGCGAATATCAGTTGGCGATCGAATCGCTGGCCGGCCTGCAGGACGATGATACTACGGCACTCAAACAGAAACTCACCGAGATCGACGCGGCCAACGCACGTGTTCGTCAGAACCTGGAACGGGAGAAGGCCCTGGCGGAAGTGGAAGGCCACCACGAGGAATATCTGAGCCTGCAACACGAGATCGAGGCGATTCGGGATGAGAGAAAAGCCCTGCTGGATGGCGCGAAGATGCCGTTGCCCGGGCTGACGGTCGAGGGCGGGATCCTGGCCTTCAATGGCCACGCCTGGGACTGCATGAGCCATGCGGAACAACTCATGGCGGCCACGGCGATCTGCCGAGCAATCAACCCGAAGATGGGATTCGTACTGATCGATAAACTGGAGACGATGGACCTTGCCACGTTGAAAACGTTCGGGACCTGGCTAGAAGAGGAAAGACTCCAGGCCATTGCAACGCGCGTATCTAAGGGAGGGGAATGTTCTATCGTAATCAGTGATGGGATGGTTGAGGGAATGAAACCGAAAGCTGCAATTAAATTCGATTAACTGCAATTAAACGTCGAAAGGTGAAATTAAGTTATTAAGGGAGGGAAGATCATGGCATCGAACGAACCGAATGTGACGCAAAGCGCTGAGATCGGCAAACTGGCCGAAGCACTGGCTCTTGCCCAGGCGGATATAAAGGGTGCCATCAAAACGTGCGAGAATCCGTTTTACCACAGCCGGTACGCGGACCTGGCGACGGTCATGGATGCCTGCCGCGAACCGCTCAGCAAGCACGGCCTCGCAGTGTTCCAGACAACGGAAGGCGGAGCGGATAGCGTAACCGTCGTTACGACACTGGCCCATTCAAGCAATCAGTGGATCCGGGGCCGGTTGACGCTAAAGCCTGTCAAAGCGGATCCGCAAGGACTGGGGAGCTGCATCACCTACGGCCGGCGCTTCACGCTGGCCGCCATGGTGGGCGTGGCGCCAGAAGACGATGATGGAAACACGGCTTCGGGAAAACCCGTTTCCGGCCATCCGCAACTGCATGAAGCCGAACCGGAAAAGAAAACCGCGTTTCAGCCGAAACAAAAAACCCCAGAGGTGCAAGAAATGCTGAAGACCGGCCAGGCGGTTGCGGTCCCACCGGTGTCCACCGCGGAAAAGGTGCCGCCAAAGCTACGGACCTTGATGGAATTAAGCGGCGTGTCGTTGCCGGAACTATACGCCTACCTGAAAGGAAAAGGCTGGTTAAAGCCGGATCAACCGATCTGGTCGCTGAACAAAGACATCTATGAAAAGATGATCGAGGACGCGAACTGGACAACGGTCGTGAACAAAATCAAAGCCACGCGCAAGTCCTGAACCACAACATCGCAGAATAAGGAGAAACGACAATGGAAAACGAAAAGTTAGATTGGGATTCGGAAATCGAACACGACGGCAAAGGCGGCAAGTTCGTCCTTCTGCCGGATGGTGAGTATCGCTTCGGAGTCGTATCAATGACGAAAACGACCTCGAAAAAACTCCAGTGCCCCATGGCCAAGGTGATCCTGGCTATCTATGCCAAGGACGATATCCACTATGAAAAGGAACTGCTTCAGATCGAGGATAACCTCGTGCTGCATTCAACCTGCGAATGGAAAATCTGCGAGTTCTTCCGGGCAATCGGTGACCGCAAACACGGCCAGAAGATCAAGCCGAATTGGCCCGAAGTGCCCGGATCGACCGGGCGCTGCATGATCCATACCGAAACATTCACGAAACGCGATAATACCGAAGGCAAAAACAATAAGGTAGATTTCTACCTTGATCCGGATGCGCCAGCACCTGCGGCGCCGTCATCCACCACGTCCGAACCGGACGCCAAACCGGAAGATAGAACGGGCCTTGCATTCTGATTCTGCCCGGACCGCGGGGCGACTCATCCGAGCGCCCCTCTGTCCCACCTCTGGAATTCCATGCAATTAAGGCATTACCAATCCGCTGCCGTCGAAGCGGTCTATCAGAAATGGCGCGAGTTCCGCCGCGTTCTGATGGTCCTCCCAACCGGAACTGGAAAAACAATCTGCTTCGCGCATATCGCGACCAGAGAATCCGAGGCCGGGCGGCGGACTCTCATCCTGGCGCACCGCGACGAGCTGATCCGCCAGGCAGTTGATAAACTGCACCGGGCCACCGGAGTTATGGCAGCGGTCGAGAAGGCCGAGGAAACATCGCTGGGCACATTGGGCAATGTCGTTGTCGGCAGTGTGCAAACACTGATGCGACAGAGCCGGCTTGACCGCTTTGCGCCTAACCATTTCGATGCCATTGTGGTCGACGAGTGCCATCATGCACTGTCAGATTCTTATCAGCGGGTCCTGTCTTATTTCGCCGACGCCCGTGTGTGCGGCGTCACCGCCACCCCGGACCGCGGCGACAAAAAGAACCTGGGCCAGTATTTCGAAGCGCTGGCCTATGAGTACGGTTTGCGGGACGCCATCCGGGACGGCTGGCTCTGCCGGATCGCGGCGCTGACCGTGCCGCTTAAAATCGATCTATCCGCAGTCCGGATCACGGCCGGAGACTACAACGAGACCGACCTGGGCAACGCCTTGGATCCATACCTGCCACATATCGCCGATGCAATCCCGGCGGATCGCAAGACGCTTATATTCACGCCGCTCTGCGAAACCGCCAAGAAACTGAAGGGCTTCCTGCAGGAGATCGGACGCCAGGCCTTTTACGCCAGCGGAGAAGACCGAGGCGCAATGGCGGATTGGGAGGCGGCCGGTCCGGGCTCCGTAATGCTGAACGCCATGCTTCTGAATGAGGGCTACGATCATCCACCGATAGACTGTATCTGCGTTTTGCGCTGTACGCGCTCGCGGCCGTTCTTCGCCCAGATGTGCGGCCGCGGCACGCGCATCTATCCGGGCAAACGCAATCTGCTACTGCTGGATTTCCTCTGGAACACATCAACCCATGACCTTTGCCATCCGTGCAACCTGGTTGCCGGCACTCCAGAGATCGCCGAAAAGATGGAGAAGGCCCAGGAAGAGGCCAATGGCGAAATGGATTTGGACGATCTGGAGAAGCAGGCGCAATCCGACGTTATCCGGGAACGGGAAGAGGCACTGGCCGAAATATTACGCAGCCAGCGCAACAAGAAACGCACTATGATCGACCCGGTCGAATTCGGCATTTCAATCGCGGACGAGGATATTCTGGATTACGAACCGCTATTCGCATGGGAACACAAAGCCCCGACAGAAATCCAACTAAAGAAACTTGCTGAATTCGGCTTGGCGGTGGATGCCATCCCGAACCGTGGCTATGCAAGTAAATTGCTGGAACGCGCATACGCACGAAGCAGCCAGCGCCTGGCAAGACCCAGACAAGTCGCCCTGCTGCACAAATACGGCTACACGAACGCGGCCCAGATGAATTTTAAGGAAGCGGACAAAACGATCAAAGGGATTGCGGCAAACGGCTGGCAGCGGCCGGAGCCGGCGGAGATCGTGTTTTAATATGAGAAAACTTACACAAGCAGAGATTAAATTTCTTTCTGCAATCCCACATGATCATGTCATCTCGGAACAAATGACGATTCGCGGAACACTCCGCCCATATGAATTTCCAAAGGGAACAAACCGTAAAACAATTGAAAATCTTTGGCAGTTAGGCTTGCTCAAACTCGGCCACGTTTGGGCCAGTGAATTGCCTTGTTCGCTTACTGATAAAGGAAAATCGGAATTAAAAACAGCAACGGAAAGTCAACAAAAACCATGAAAAAACAGCCACAATTCTTTAAAAAACCCATTAAACCGTTGACAAGGTGGGAATACTTTTACCTTGAAAAGAAACTCTTCTCTCCCGGATTTGAGTTTACCGACCTGCAAAGTATGGGAAACCAAGGATGGGAATGCTGCGGATTTCTTGGAGCATTCTGGATGTTCAAACGTCAACTCCGTCCGAATGCCACCCCTCAATACTATCAATGCCTCCGAACAATCGACTTGCAAGAGACAACTGCGCGCGGTTAAACCTGAATAGTGATACGGTAGCCGATACGATTATTTGATTGGTATCCGTAGAAAGAACCAAATGACCGAAACAGAAAAAGCCCTTGCCTGCCTGGAGGTACTCGCCGCCTGGCGCGCAGATAGATACGAAAGTTGGATCGCGGTCGGAATGGCGTTGAAGTCCGCCGGCGCATCCCTGGATGCCTGGGACACCTGGAGCCGGCAATCCGGGAAGTACCAACCGGGCGCCTGTGAGCGTAAGTGGAATTCGTTCAACGGATCACTCGCCGGCGGCGTGACACTCGGCACCATTGCGGCCTGGGCACTGGAGGATAACGACGGCCAACCGACCTGGGAAAAGAATCCCGGCCAACCACTGAACTGGGAATCAGAAATCGGACGGGATAGGTCCACAATGAACCGACCCTCGGTCCACAATGAACCGACCACCTCGATCCCGGACCCGGCCGCAGACTGGGCGCCGGGAGATCTGGTCCGATACCTGGAGGCTCTCTACCAACCGGAAGAATGCGTCTCCTATGCCGTCGAATCCCGGCAAGAAGCCGACGGCCGCTGGGTCCCGTCAGGTCTTGGCAACTACTGGCAAACGCGCACCGACCTGGTTGCCCGAATCAACAAGTACCAGGGCGACCTGCCCAGCGCGATCGGATCATGGCGACCGGAATGCGGCGCGTGGATCCGGCCGAACCCGATGGATGGCCAGGGGATCAAGAACGACAACGTTTCCGATTATCGCCACGTCCTAGTCGAAGCCGACTCCATGCCGATTGCCGACCAACTCGCGGCGATCCGCCGACTGCAGTTGCCATGCGCGGCGATCGTTCATTCCGGCGGCAAATCCATTCACGCCATCGTCAAGATCGATGCCGGCAAGGATTATCAACTCTACCGGCGCCGGATTGCCACCTTGTTCGACGCACTACGGGAGATCGGATTCGAGCCGGACCGGCAATGCCGCAATCCGGCCAGACTTTCCCGAATGCCCGGCATCGAGCGCGCCGGCAAGCCGCAGTATCTTATCGCCCTGCAAACCGGATTGCCGTCTTGGCAGGCATGGGAGGCCTGGCGCAAGGCGGAAGAGGAGAAGCCGCCAGACGGCGAACCGCTGCCGCAGATCAAGACCCTGGCCGAGCTGGTCCGGGTCCAGTCGGGCCACGATCCGGATGAACTGCTCAAATACCGGTACCTGTCCCGAGGCGGCGGCCTACTACTTGTGGCCCAGACCGGCGCCGGCAAGTCATCCTTCGTCATGCAAGCGGCCATGCTGTGGGCCCTGGAGCGGCCGTTTTTCGGGATCACGCCGGCACGGCCGCTAAGAACGTTGATCGTCCAGGCGGAAAACGACGAGGGCGATATGGCCGAGATGCGCGACGGCGTCCTGGAATCCATAGACTTGGACGCCGAATCCCGCGACCTGGTCCTGTCATCGGTCCGGACGGTCTATGATAATGCCCACACAAGCCACCAGTTCGGCCAGGTACTCCGATCGCTTCTGACCGCGACTCCGACCGACCTACTGGTCATTGATCCGGCCCTAGCCTATCTGGGCGGCGATTCAGGCCAACAGAAGGACGTCTCTCTGTTCCTGCGCAACATCCTGAACCCGATTCTGACGGAGTTCCGGATTGGCCTGATCCTGGTCCACCACACGACCAAGCCGCCGAAGGGCGATGAACGCTCAAAATGGCAAGGCGGCGACTTCGCCTACCTGGGCGCCGGCGCGGCGGAGTGGGGCAACTGGGCACGCGGCATCATCAATATCGAGGCAAAGGAAACTGTCTACAAGCTACGCCTACCGAAACGCGGCAAGCGGATTGGCTGGCGCGACGCGGAGAACAATGCCGAAGTTCTCCGGTACATCGCCCACGCCAAGGATCCAGCCCAGATATACTGGCGGGAGGCGGACTTTGACGAGATACCGCTGGAAGGCGATAAATCGGCTGCTGGCGCCAGCCAGCAACGCACCCAGACGCCCAAGCCGCCGCTGGAGGCATATCTTCCCCTGGCAGTGGAGTTATCGGCCAAAGGCCCAGTCCAGACCACGATCTTCAGGGCCTCTCTCGACGGCCTAACCGTGGACGACATCCGGATGTCACGCACCTACGAACGCGCTCTGTTCGATATGCTGACGAAGGGTGACAACCCGCCCCTGGCGGTCACGAAAAAGAGGGTCGGGTTTGCCCAGTTCATAGGTGCGCCGGACGCCATTCTAAAACTCGAAAACGACCAGAAAACCCAGAAACTCAACTTTTGAGGAATTATGCGTAAGTCGTTGATACACTGCGTGCGGCCGACGATTCTGAAAACCGTGATTTTTTCGCCGGTTTTTCTTGATCGTTTTTGCCGTCCCGCCGTTCATCGTTTTTCACTCGTCCCGCCAAACGAGAACTTTTCACGTAAGTCGTTGCAAATCAACCGTGCCGCCGTTGCGCCGTTTGCTCTTATTCTTACCCTTCGGCGAGACGGGCGACACGCCACGGACTCTTCCCCGTCCCGCCGTGTCGCCAATAACCCCCCCTACAAAGTAGGGGGGTTATGCGGCGCGGCACGGGACGGAGTACGTGGATGCGGCACGACGACGGCGCGGGAAAGGAGCGTCACTCGATGAAAAGAAAATACCTTGAACCAATACGTCACATGCCAGAACTGAAACACACACTCGACGGTCAACCATTCGACTTGGAAAAGTCCGAAGTAGCAAACTGGATCGCCGCGCAACCCGGAGCCAGATTAACACTCTTCGACGTATGCCGCGAAAACAAGCTAATCATCTACGATCCGATCAAGAAATCCTGGAAGGGCAACCTATGCGCCTCGAAGACCTAAACCCAGCGCTCCAAAACCAAGTTCGCCACCAACTCGGACTCGAGCCCAACCCGCTCCTGAACCAAGACCCGCCCGGGCCGGCTACCCAATCCCAGGACGAGCGCGCGCTCCAACGCCTCTGCGAGCAAGAACTCACCTTTCGCGGGATAATCTACCTACACCTGTCCTTCAGAGCCCGAGAAAAAGTCGGCTGGCCTGACCTGACCTTCGCACTCCAAGGAATACCCTACGTCGTTGAACTGAAGACCGCCTCCGGATCTCTTACCAAGGACCAAACGCACATCCTCGCCGATCTGAAAGCCAACGGCTGGCGTACTCACGTCATCCGATCCTACGAAGCCTTTACCACCCTCCTATCAGAAAGAAAACCCGATGCCTGATTGCCATCTCTGCCGCTACAATGGACATCCCACAACTCGCTGCTTCACATGCAAGGGACCCTCCAATAAACTGAATCAACACGGGATCCGGTTCGTAAACGTGGATCTGCTGGACAAGATCAACGTGGCAATGATCCCACTTAAACAACGCGAAACGGCGCCACCTATGACAAACTTCATGCATACCTGGCTGCGACTGCCTCCGAAAACAAGGGACCTGATCGCACGGTTTATCTCCACCCCCCAGCGATATGGAGCCACAAAAGCGTACCGGTCCGGCCTCTCGCGCGTAAGCGTTCACCGTAGACTGATCCGAGCGGTTAAGCAGTTCCCGGAACTCCGGGCCGTCTTAAAGTTGAGGATGAGAGGGAATATGAATAAAGTTAAGGATAATAATATTTGAAAGAATAAAATCTATGAATGATAACGAAGAACTCAATACGAAAAATAAGGTTGAGCCAATATCCGGAAAAGCAAAAGGGTGGAGTAATTTAATTCCAGTGAAAAAGGGGCAAGTATTAAATGTAAAGGGACAAAGCAAAGGACGAACAGCAAGATCAATACTCACGTGGATAGGAAGACGAAAACCACCTAATGATCTGGCGGAAGTGATGCGCAGAAAGTTCAACATGGAAAGATATACGATCGACAACGAGACGGCGATCTTACTCTGCCTGACATACATGGCCATGAAGGGGGATTTGCGCGCCATTGAATTATGGCTTGATCGAAAATATGGCAAGGTGACAACACAGATCGACGTGACGACAACTAATCCGGGTCCACTGGTCCAGATACTCAACGCACCAGCGGGGGATAGGACAATGACGGTTATACGCGATGTCCAAGCAAAAAAAATAATTGATGTGTCGGTCGAATCTAATTCTGTTCCCACGACATATCCCACGAAAGACGAATGAAGGCGAGGGCAACCGGCCTGTCATGACGCCAACAGGGTAAGCATGATAAACAACGTGAAATATTCCAGAACAAACAAAATAACACAATAAATACGGGGGTAAAATGAACAATACAGAGAGTTTA